AGAGGAATTGTAATTAGTTATAATATGTGTTATACTAATAATAGGTGAGCTGAGGGGTATAAAGTGGATTTTATACCCGTGCCCTGCCATCCACGGTAAGTTGGACATGCTAGGTTTTGATAACCGAGTAGGCTCACCATATAATATGATGAGAAAAGAAGGAATACAGGTAGAAGCATTGGCTCGTAACTTGGTTGATAAGAGGACTAAATTAATAAAGATATGTGCTGAGTTAGCAGAGCATAGGGGTTTAGAGTGTACCTGGCTGTGTGGTGTGCCAATGTCTGAAGTTGCAAAACTATTAGGAGACATAAAGAAGAAATGAATGAAGATAAGCTCTTAGATAAGAAAAGAACCAATAGAGAGATAAGCAATGCCAATCTTAGGCCAGTTAAGCCAGGTGAGGTGCGTAATCCCAATGGTCGCCCACCAAATAAGAAATACCTGTCAGATTGGGCGAGAGAGTTACTGGAACAAGCTAGAAAGGGTGATTTAGACGGCAAGACTACAGATGAGCTAGTGGTCTTGGCACTAGTTAGACAAGCACTCATAGGCAACACAAGGGCTATAGAGATGCTTCACGACTGGACTGAGGGCAAAGTCCCCGATAAGCACGAGATAGAGGCTGGGGATATAAGTATCGTTTACAAACAAGTTAAAGTTGACAAGGATGGGTAAGTGGTGGTAGAATAGAGATACCAGCTACCCGAAACAGCCATTGAAAGGTGCGGGGCGAATAGTCGTAGTTAGAATGGCAACACGAGGGCTACTAGCTGGTACAGGCTTGTTGGGGTGAGGTTGGGAGATTAGGCTGAAGGCGAGGGCATTAAAACGCTTGACAGTGAAGCGAGTCCGAGCCAACTATTGAGGTAGGCAAGAAGACTGTTAAAGGGATGCCGAGTAGCCCCAGCAAGCCCAGTATATAAAATATTGAGGAAGGTAGAATAATGCCAGGGGTAGGAGATATGTTGGGTTGGAGTCGTGGCCCAGGTTCAGACCCTAGAGCTATGAGCATACCACCAACGCCGAAATCAAGTCCAGTAGCCGACCTTGCCCCTAGATACCATTGCAATCTCAACTGCAAGTGGGCAACAAAGAAACCATCTTGCGCTAGGTCAACGAGAAGTCTTGAAGCACATTTTCAGAAGTATGGCAGGTTTAATATTGTTCACCGAGAATATGCTGAAAAGTATCCTGAGTGCCCGCTGTGTGAGTTAAAAAGGGTTTGAAATTAAGCGTTGCCCAGTATATAAGCAGGAGGGGATGAAATGTGTGAAGGTATGGAACTAGAAGATACACCAGAATGGAACACGGGATTTACAGAGGGGTGGAACGCTTGCCGAAAGCACTCTAGGAGAATTATGAAAGAGGCAATGAGTGAACTAGGCGTGCCACAGGGTAATTATCCCGCTCCCGTCGCCAATGCTTATGACATACTGAATGACGGGCGAAAACGCATAGAACTTTCTAGGTAGTTGCAATTTAATATAAAGTTATGAAGAAGCAAGAAGAGATAAGGGAAGGGATAGAACAGACAATCCGAGACTCCTACAAAGAGCTACAGGCATTAAATAAACTTGACCCCGTAACTCATAACATTGATAAGGCAATCAGGGTCGTATTGTTTGAGCAGTCTACCAAGGCTATAACTCGCCTCCATTCTCAAGGTGTAGTAATAAAGGTAAAATGCCCTGATTGTGCGTGGGGTCAATTTGGGGAAGAATCTGTTGGTATGACTCCTTGTTATTCTTGTAACAGCACGGGTTATATCTTTAAACCAATTATAGAGGATAAAGATGATTAACTCACAGATATTGTACTTTGTAGAAACGAGCCCCCTTAAAGAACGGATATTTAATTCCTATATGGATGAGGCCGTGATGCTTTATAATGAGCAATTCAAGGCGGAGGCAATTAATGAGTGGGATAAGATAGAGGGATACTGCGGGTTTTATCCTATCTTTTTGGTCGGATTTCTTAATAAGAAATGGCAAGTAATGGTGAGGGATAATTAAAGGAGGATAGTAATGGAATGTCATGGATGTAATGGCAGGGGTTGGGTAGAAACTGCTGGTGGGGCAATGGTTCATATCTGTCCTATTTGCAAGGGAACTGGTTGGCTACCAAGTGTCCTATCCACTACCAGCAACTCATCAGAAAGCAAGAAATAATTGACTTTATGATTATTCTGTCTTGCATTCGTGATAGTCTGGGTGGGTCTTATCCTTGTAGTTCCATATTGGTATGTCATTCTTTATCCTTTTGAGTGGTTAATAAATAAGTTAAAGAAATAGCTAGGGTGGCTTCTGACAGGGCAAAACGTGGTTGCACTAGCGAGGTATGTGGTGTCAGCCTACTCGCTAGTAATCCGCCGTGAAGCTGGGACTGGGCAACCAGAGGCGAAGTAACGGGTTAAAGACCCGTCCTCCAGACCCCTAGCAAGTTAAATAAATAAAGTGAGGCACAAGAGATGAATGAATGGGTTTTCAGTACGGGTGTATTCTTGGGGGCATTCTTAATGTTGGCTAAATGTTTGTTTTGGTTAGCTTTGGTAGCATTAGCCTCTGTAATTGCAATTAAAGTCTGGAAATATGAGTGATGCGAAAATTACCGCTAATTGTTGTTGAATGGGATGACATCTCTGGTTATGCGGGATGGGCAACTGAAAAACAAGTTAAGGAAGCTGAACTGATACCTTGCGTAACTGTTGGGTGGCAGATTAAATCAACTGCCAAAAAACTAATTATGGTGGCTTCACGCAATAGTACCAACGAATATAGCGACAGAAGTACCATTCCCAAAGGTTGTATCAGAAGCATTAGGAGGCTTGAATGATATTCTGTGGATGTTGTCATTGTTTGAACTGTTTCTTTGCGGTAGCCATTCATATATGGCAGGTTATACCGCTCATACCTACTATGATTCGTTCTTTTAGAATTAAATAAGGCTTGAGCCGAGGGAGATTGGTACGGCAAAAGATAGCTCCACATTGTCGGGTTGTGGGTTTAGCGATTCTGAGAGGTGCTAATCGGGAACTGGTGCTGCCGACTACAGGTAAAGCGTGTAGGCTCAAGCTATGAGGAGTTAAGAGGGTGTAACAGCCCTCTTTTTATATGAGAGAAATAGGTGTAACACCGATATATCATAAGACCAGAGAGTGTAAGGCAAAGACGATAGTCAACGTGGGTGGGGCAGGTAGTTCTAAGTCTTATTCTATAGCGCAGTTACTCATTGAGAAGTTGTGTCAGGAAAAGAATAAGAAGATTGGAATTTGTCGCAAGACTTTCCCTGCATTGAGGATGACCGCCCTAGATTTGGTTATAGGACTGCTAAAGGACTACGGTATATACAACCTGAACAACCATAACAAGTCAAACAATACTTATAGCCACAACTCTAATATTATACAGTTCTTTTCCTTGGATGAGGTAGAGAAGATAAAGAGTGCCAATTTCTCATATATCTGGATGGAAGAGGCTAACGAGTTTTCTTATGAGGACTACACCATTATGAAACTTAGACTCAGGCATCCGACTACAGATGAGCCTAACCAGATGTTTCTCTCTCTTAATCCCATAGATGCTAACAACTGGATAGCGACTAGGCTTGTTAATGAGGCTGATGTTGAGACAATCCGCTCTACCTATCTGGATAATCCATTTCTTAACAAAGACTATATCAAGACGATTACAGACCTCATTTATCAGGATGAGAACTTCTATAAGATATATGCATTGGGTGAGTGGGGATTATTACAGCGTAGAATTTACACGAACTTTAAGGTCATCCCTATCCTACCAGAGATAACCGAGGGGCAGTGGGCGTATGGTCTGGACTTCGGTCTGGTGAATCCATCGGCAGTAATTAAGGTCATTCGGCATGACGACAAGTTCTATCTTGATGAGAGACTGTATAAAACTAATCTGACTAACAAAGATATTATAGAGTTCTTTTCTCACGAAGAGAAGGGCGATATATATGCCGACCCATCTGCCAAGCAGATGATTGAGGAGATATATAGGGCTGGATTTAACGCTTACGAGGCGCACAAAGATGTTAAGGACGGGATTGACTTGTGCCAGAGACAACAGTTACAGATACCAGAAGCCAGCGTTAATTTGATTAAAGAGATACAGAGCTATCAGTGGAAAGAAGACAAGGATGGGAATGTCTTGAGCGAGCCCATAAAGTTCAATGACCACCTTATGGATGCTATGAGATATGCGATATATGGGATAACAGAGAGGTTTGGCTTTGCTACTGCTCGGCCAGGTGGTGACAGATTACAGAGTAAACGTGCAAGTTTTAGATTTTGAGGTGATAAATGGCTAGTGATTATCTAACTTTGGTTAAACAGAAAGAAGAAGAAATGGGTAGCTTGACTGCTCGCATGGATGCGGATAGAGCCTTGCTTCATCTTGCGAAATACACAATGAGGGATGCGAATGAAAAGACTATCAAAGATATTGTCAACATAACCCTGAACCGTCCTGCTGTATTTGCTGCTAATGTTGTATCTGCATTGGGGTCTACCACCGAGCAGAGAACAGTTGAGACTGAAGACAAAAATCTTGATACGGATTACATAGAGGATTTTCAGAAGGCGGCAATGCGGTCGGCTAATGATAGATTACAAGCACAAGGAAGGCTGCACTTAAACCCATTCTTTGACGAGCAAGCGTGTATTCGTGGCAGGGGTTGTGCCAGGGTTTTATTTAGAATTGGAGAGGAAGGACTGCTAATCCCCGACATCACCCCTTGGGATACTAGATATGTAACATACGAGATGGGCGAGACTGGATTAAAGTGGGCGGCTTATAAAACCAAGCGAACCAAGGATATGATAGAGGCTGAATATGGCATTGTTATTGACGAAAAGGCTGCCGATGTTATAGATGTCTGGGATATGGAGCACAACGAAGTGTGGATTGCGGACAAGATAGAAATGCAACAGGCACACCCACACGAATTCACCCCAGTTGTTTATCAGGTTGTGCCACTTGGTTCAATGTTTGCCGATGAAGACAGTATAGTGCATCAAGGCGAGTCCATATTCTTCCTTATCAGGTATGTTGTTCCCGAATTAAATAGGCTTGCCAGTATAATGCAGACACTTAACCTGAAGGCCGTCAAACCCCCGATGAAGGTTAAAGTAAAAGGTAGCAAGAAAGTTGAAGACCCTGAAGCCCTAACTGCTATGGCAAGTGCTACCTCAATAGAGCCAGACGAAGATATAGCCCAGATAGAGTATGGCGATGCACAGAGGTCGGCACAAATGGCTTACGGGATGATGGATAAGGCTATGCAGGAAGGGAGTTTATCCAGCTTCGACCTAGGGACTTTTACCCAACCGATGTCCGCCATAGCGTTGATTGAGATAGGCGAGGGCAGAGACCAAGTATTCCTACCCAGATTGAAGACGAAGGCTTGGCTAAATGAGGCTTTAACCGAGATGTTTACCCAACAAGTGATAGCGATTGGTGGGACTATAGAATTGGGCACTAGAGGACACAAGAGAGACTTTCAGACCTCTAAGTTAGATGGTGAGTATGAAACTACTTATCAATACTTTGTGAAATCTCCAAAGATAGATGCGGGAAGATATAGTTTGGCGGCTGCGGCTGGCAACTTAATATCAGAGAAGACAAAGCGGGAGCATATTTTGCAGTTAGAAGACCCCGAAGGCGAAGAGAGACAGTTGAAGTATGAAGAGGCGGAACTGTTGAGTCCTGCCATTAAAATCAACAGAACCATTGAAGCTCTAGCGGAAATGGGCAAGAGTTTTGAGGCTGAATTGATGTCTGCCGAGATGGGTGTGAATTTAAAGCAGATGCTAAGAGGTGAAGTTACACAAGAAGTCAAGCCAAAAGAAGAGAAGGAACCGACACAAGTAGCTCCGATGTTTGGTGGGGGTGGGGCTACTAGACCACAACCTCCGCCAGCAGAACAAAAGGAGTTAGGATAATGCCGAAGTTTGATATAAAAGAACACGAAAAGCGTATGCGTGAATTATTGAAACCCAAAGGAGTTGTTTCCCCATTGGCAGAGAGAATAAGAACGGCTGCTAAAAAGCAACGATTACCGAAATTAGGAGTTTAGATGCCTATAACCGAGCCAGAATCCATTGCGAGATTAAGAAAGAGAAAGCCTGTAACTCCAATAGAACCCGAAAAACCAGAACTACCTAAATTTGAGCCTGAAACTATTGCCCGATTTAAGGCGAGACCCGAAATTCTCCCATCCGAACTAGAATTACCACAGTTATTGAGGCGGATGTGGCCAGAGGCTTATGAACTTGAGGATGTTGAGGTGGTTGATGTTATGCTGGGGTGGATGGAGGAGGAACCCGATGCGTTTATACTAGAAATGAAAGAGAGAGGAAAAACTCCCGAAACCATAGCCTTGCTAGAAGCATTTGAGGCTACTCCAGAAGAGATTGAGCAGATATTTGCCGTTGAAGTCATAGCCCCACCACAACTTGAAGTTCCCGATTGGCTGACATTTGATTTCTGGAAAGAGGCCTTGTTTAAGCCTTATGCGGGGGAAGATTTAGCTAGCAAAGCCTATTTCTCTTTTGTAGCGGGCATTGGTGATGTCATCGCTACAAGCGGCGGGGCAGCAAGATGGTTAGGATATGAAGATGTTGGTGGAGTGCTTTCATCTATTGGTTCAAAGATACAGCAAGTTGCCCCCCCTGATACTACTGGTGAATTTGAACTGGCAGACTTACTAAATCCTGAGTGGTATGCCACCAAGATTGCCCGAACTATACCATTCGCTTTATCCCTTGCACCCTGGGCAATAGGTGGGTTTTACGGTGGTTCTGCAATAGCAACCACGCTTGGACTTGGCAGATTAGGGGCTTGGCTAGTAGGTGGGTTTTCTGGTGCGGCTTTAAGCAGACCACTTGAAAGTGCGTTAGAGGCTGGCGGTCAGTACGATGATGCGATAGCAAGGGGAAAGACGGAACAAGAAGCTAAAGAAGAAGCTGATGAGGTATTCCGCAACAATATGACACTAGCTGGTCTGGATGCCTTTCAGATAGCTATTGCCCTAGCCCCTACTCCTAAATGGGTGCCCACTTCACTTGTTCGAGCGGGATTGGTCAGAACTACTAGAATTGCTGGCAAGATGGTGATTATAGGGCTGACTGAAGGTGGCGAGGAAGTCTATCAGGATATGGTGCAGAGACACGCCAGGGGAGAGGAGTGGCAATTAGACCCCGTATCCAAAGAGGTATTTGCTATCGGTATGGTTATGGGTCTGGGGATGGGACTAGGTGGCGATGTGGTTACTGGTCTTGTGGATAATGTTAAAAAGAAGATGTCTCTTGATATTAAGGGGGATTTTTATGCTGCTGTTGAGGATTGGGAGGCGCAGGGATTTAGAATCGACCAATCGGAATTGAAGGCGTTGGATACTATATCTCAAACTCCAGAAGGCGAGAAGATTGTAACAGAAACTCTAAAAGAATTACAAGAAGCCCCTACTGTTCCTATAATTCCTGAAGTTGTGCCTGAAGCCATATTGCCATTAGATGAAGTATCTAAATTGGAAACTAGAATACCATTGGATTTAATTCGGAAAGACGAAGCGGCAGCAATTGAAAGATTAACTGGAGAAATTGAGAAAGAGGGGATAACAGAACCTATTACAATAAGAGTCAGAGAGGATGGTTCTCGTATAGTCTGGGATGGAATACACAGATTGATAGTAGCCCAAAATCTCGGAATAGAAAATGTTCCAGTCAGATTCATAGGGGAAGTAACCAAACCCCCAGTAGCTAAGGAAGCCATTGAAGCACCAGAAGTAATTGGAGAGGGTGGTATTCCTGTTCCCCCAGAAGAACCAATACCGCAGGGTGTTATAGATAGTAATCCCGTTCTGCGGAATATAGGGTGGAAGGAAGCTGCTAGACCCACTCGCAAAGTATTTGAGAGGTTGGGGCTATTTAGACTTCATAAGGGCATACAAAAGGCAGAGGTTTTAATAGGCGAAGAGAGAGTGGCTCGGCAAAAAGAACAACGGAAACTAATGAAAACTGTGGACAAAGAACGCTGGTCTCTTGTCTTTGATGAGGTAAATGAAAAGGGTAGCGTGGTTGGGCTAACCTTCAATGAAAAGAGGGCGGTTGCGTATATTAGAAACTGGGCTAACGAGTGGGCGGAGAGAAAGAACCTGCCAAAAGAAAAGAGAATTAAAGATTACATACCCCATCTCTTTGAACAAGAGATGATTGCACAAGCAAAGGAGACTGGTATTATCCCACCCGAACTGGCAATGATATTAAGCGATAGAGTGGCGAAGAAAATCACCGACCCGTTTCTCAAAGAGAGGTTGGGTGCGGTGGGTTTCTTGAAAGACCCGTTCCGTGCTATGGAAGCCTATGACGCAGCGGCAATGAAGGTATTATATTATGAACCCTTCTTGCAGAAGATAGCCACTATTGCAAACGACCCTATACAGCGTAGTGATGTTAGGGATTATATGAAGGATTACTCAAGAAGAATGACGAGTGAACCAAACAAGCACGATTTGAAAATCAATGCTGACCTTCAAGAGATTGCCTCAAAGTTAGAGAAAGTGCCAGGGGGTAAAGCCCTTGCCAAGTTTCTATCTCAAGGTAATCCTTCTGGGTTGGTAGCCTATCAATTCACGGGCGCAATATACGCTATGTGGCTTGGTTTTAAGCCCACTTCAGCAATAAGGAACTTGAGCCAGCACACGCTAATAATCGGAGAGGTCGGTCCCGTTCACTTTGCCGATGCTATCAGATTGCGTTTCACTAAAGAGGGTAAGGCTGCATTGAAGAAGTCTTTAGTGCTTCGTTCTCGTAAGGCAGCCTTTGTGCCAGGTATTGACGATTCCTTTGCGGAAAAGTGGACTGACCAATTTAGAGAAACAGCCTTGTGGATGTTCCGTTTTGCAGATAGGCAGAATGTGTCAGATGCCTTCCTTGCTGGTTATTCTGAGGCAAAGAGTTTACTTCCAAGGGCAGACGAGCAGGTGTGGATAGATAGGGGTGATGAGGTTGCTGCCGACACACAATATCTTTACACCAAGATGAATAGTATGGCGGTGTCGCAGAGTGCCCCAGGTAGAGTATTCTCCATTCTCACCACTTGGTCAGAAAATTGGATAGAGTTGATGTCAAAGTGGATAGCTCGCAGACCATCGCAAGTTTATTTAGAACACGAGAGGGCAACTGGGGAGAAGGTCGCAGGGGCTAATTGGGCGACATCTGTTAAAGCTATCGGGATATATATGGCGATAATTGGACTTGGTTATGCACTTAAAGAAGAGACCAGATTAAAGGCGTGGGAATATACGGGCATAACATCCATTAGATACTTGGCTGATGTGCTTGGCGGTGATTTCCCTGGGCTACAATATATAGGTGCTGCTGCCAATATTATAGCGGGTTTCGCTACCGATGATGAAAGAAGACTCAAAGAAGGATTATATCAATTGAATCCCGCTAAAATGGTGGGGATAATCAGGCAACTTAACGCTGTAATGGCTGGAGATAAGGATTGGTTGACACTACTGTTTTACTTGGAGGGCAGGAATTATAAGTTCAAGCAACTCAAAAATAAATGGAAGAAGGACTTTAAACCTTACAACGAATTGGCACAAAAGGATAGAAAGGAATACAGAGAGAACAACCCCAAGATAGAAGCCAAGTTATTTATCACGAGCCAATTCACCACACTATCGTCTGATGCGGCGAGGGCTGAAGTATTAAGGCTAATAGAAGAACACGATTTAGATACTGAGATGATAGACGGCTACGAAAAGGTCTTTGGAGTTGATACGGCAGTTGAGTTAGATAAGTTCCAGAATAGAGTGGGCAATTTAGAGAAGTTAGAAGTCGGGGTAGAAGCTGAATACTATACAATGAACGACTTTGCTTCTGAAGTTAATATCCTAGTCAAGAATATGGGACGCACCAAAGTTGAAAAGGATGGCAACCAGTTAGCGGTTGAGTATTTAAGGGCGAAAGACTTATTCGTGCAGTATGATAGCCTTGAGGGTGACGCAAGGAAACAATACAGAATGCAGTTTCCAGATGTGGAAGCATTGATGTATCTGTTTGGGCATAACAACCTTTCGGCATTCCAAAATCCCAATAGTGCTGTAGAACTGTTAAGGTTAATGAAGAAGTATGACATCCCCCCTGAAGGGATAAAGGCGTTTGTAGATGACCCCGCAAAGTATGATGCGTTACAAGCACCCTTATTCCAATTACAACTTGAGTGGAATGAGATGTTGATTGCATATGAACTTGCCGAACAAGAGGAGCGGGAGTTAATGCTTGAGGAAAATCCCAAGTTTAGAGATGCCCGCAGACAGATAGAAGCGATAAACAAGGGAGTACCAGAGAACTTGGTTATGTCCTATGTGGAATATTATGCTATGGATGTAGCGGGGTGGGAACAAGAGAGATTCTTAAAGGAGAACGAGGATTATTATAAAGAGGTCTGGCTGGGAATACTAGAAAATGAGGAAAAAGACTTTGACAGAGTTCCAACTAAAGAGTTTGAGAATGCTACTAATGAATATGAGGCACTCAAGACAACGGAGGAACGGCTGGCGTTTCTTGAGCAACACGAATGGTTTAGAAGGGAAAGACGAGAGCGAGAAGCAGTTGATAAGGATATTCCTGAAAGACTGCGTAGCGAGTATGTAGAATACTATGAATTTCCATCTACGGGCTATGCTAATGAGAGATACTTAATGGAACACAAAGAGTTCTATCGCTATATGGTTGATAGTGGCGAGTGGATAGAGAAGGATTTTAGCAAAGTAGCCACCGAGAAGTTTGAGGAAGCCCTTGTTGACTACGATAAATTAGAACTTGGTTATGATAGATATGAATATAGGGGTAACAACCCTTGGTTTGATGAAGAAGGTGTGAAGCTTGAGAAGTGGCAACCATTTGACCCAGAGGAGTTTATACCTCGAATTATCGTTTTAATGCTAGGAGAATACGATGCGTTGCCAACCACGGGTAGGGATAGGTTAATCTTCCGCCATACACATCCCAAACTTGAGGAGTGGTTAGTCGAACAGAGGGGTTACATTCCAGTGGGTGATAGGTGGAAAGGGGAAGTGAGTAGGCGCAAACCAAAGAAGGAAGAAGCCGAAGAAAAGGAGACTTGGACAGAAGAACTTGAGAAAATGCGAGAGAAGTTAAGGAAACTCAGGGGTTGACAAAGATAAGGGATAGTGGTATGATGTAGGGTAGGAGGTGAAGAATGAATGCTGAAGAGAAATTGGCACAATGGTATATAGACTGTGCACCTGAAGAAGATTATCCTGGTTCTTCTCTGTTGGGGGAAGGTGAGAGCTGTATTCGTGTAACCAAGAGTTCTGGCGGTGTTTACATAGCCCCCGAACACATAGACCTAATAGCTAACCTAGTGGTAGAAAGGTTAAAGCAGGTTAAGAAGGAGGGGCAATGAAGCTGAGTTCTAAGGACTTTCTTGAAGCTACTGGTATGACTGAAGAAGAGTGGATAACAGCTTATGCCAGAGATGCACTAGATAGGGCAAGCAAGGAAGCCGTAACGGGTGTGCAAATAAAAGAGTCAGGGGGTAAGACTGCGCTTAAAGTTGACTACTGCCCCCACAATCTCCTCGGTAAGGTCGGCAAATACCCTATCAAATACGACTACGATTATTGTATAGAAACAGGTTAAGAAGGATGATGTTTGGCGAGGCTTGACAGTAATGCTATACTAAGATAGAGACACTTAACAACTAAATAGATTTTTACCGAAGCTAGTTCAAATCTTTATGGACTGGCTTCTTTAATTAGAAGGAGAAAAACACTAATGGACGAAACTAAGGGAACTCAGGACAAATCTTCTGAGGAAACGAAGGGAACTTCAGAAAAAAACGAAGAGACTTTTACCAAGAGTCAAAGGGACAAGGCGGTAAGCGATGCCTTGGCTGCTGCTGGAAGGACGGCTAAATCTCTTGAGAAGAGGGAGGACGCTCTTAAGAAAGCAGGGGAGAAAGTGGAACGGCTTGAACGGGAGAGGTATGAGGCGGACAAGTTAGAAGCCAAAGACGACAACGACAAGCTGGATGCCATTGAAAGGGGTCGCAAGGACAGAGAGCGAAAAGCCGAACTCTTGAGACGGGAGGCCGAACTGGAAGAAAGAGAGGAAAAGGTCAAGGGTGTGGAAGGGGTGGCGAAAAAAGCCGAGATACGAGAAGCGGCGATGAAACTCGCTATCAAGCACGATGTTGATATTGAATCTCTGGTTACTTTCACGGATGGCTCTACTGAAAAGATGGAGGATTTAGCCAAATTATTGCCGAAGAAAGGGGAAGTAAAACCTCTTAAAGTTGATTCTGGTACGACAATTGGGGGTAGCGAGGGGAGACTTACATACGGAGATGTTGAAAAGTATTCCCCAAAGGGCAAGAGCACCCAAAAAATTATGAAAGATGCGAAGGAGGTTCTTGACCAATTTGCCAAACAAGGAGGATAAAACATGCCAGCAATTGAAACCCCAACCACTACTGAGTTTATTGATTCAACAACTGCTGATGCATTTATCCCTGAAATCTGGAGCCTGCTAGTTTTAGCAGCCAGAGAAGCGAACCTCGTGTTTGCCAATCTGGTAGACAGAAAATACGAAGCCGAACTTTCAGTCGGAGACATTCTGCACGTTAATAGCTTAAGCAACCTCACTGCACAAACCAAGACCAAGTCAAGTAATGCTGCGATTCTCTATCAAAGCGTTATTGAAACTGCCACGAATATAACCGTGGCTACTTGGCAGTATGTTGCTATGGCTGTCGAGTCCATTGTCAAGATACAGAACATAAAAGACCAGCTTGCGATGTACGCTGGTAAGATGGGCTACTGCTTGGCTTTAGCCGTTGACGATTCGTTGGCAGTTAGAGTAGATGCTCTTAGCCAGACTGTTGGTTCATTGAATGTTGAGCTGACTGATGACAACATTCTTAGGGCAAGGCAGTATCTAAATGATGCCAACGCACCTATGGATGGAAGGGCTATCGTCATTAGCCCTGCGGCTGAATCTGGCTTTCTGAAACTAGATAAGTTCATCAGGGATGACTACAAAGGCGTTCACGGCGATGTGGGCAGAGAAACGGGGCTTCAGCAAGCCTATGTGACATCTTTCTACCGAATGCCAGTCTATGTTTCTACCAACGTTGATGGAAGCAGCACTACTGGTCACGACAATGCAATGCTTCAAAGGGAAGCCCTAGCGTTAGTTGTGCAGATGAAACCAACAGTGCATCACGCCTACGACATTGACTACCTGGTAGACAAGGTTGCTATTGAGCAACTTTATGGCAGTCAGGAAATGAGGGATGACCACGGGGTCTGGATGAAAGGCCCATAAAATAAAAATAGGGGGGAAGAGTTGCGTGACGACAAAAAAGAGGAAAAGTCCGAGTGACACGACCGCAAGTTCTAAATTAGAAGGACTTGTAGCAAAATTAGCTTCAGCGGTAGAGAATGCTACAAACGTGATGACTGGAATTGCTGAACGAGTTGAGGGCTTAGAGAGGAAAAGCCAAGAGGTGGGAAAACTGCCTATGGTGGAGTCTGAAGAGTCCCAATTGAAGACAGCAATGTCTAAAGTCCATGAGGACGGCGACATAGGAGAAAGTCAGAGGGTGGTGGATTTCTTGAATCCGAGGGGGCAAGATAGCGGGTTTCAGCCGAATGATGTAGTTATGTTAGGCGAAAACAGCGAACACTACAAAGGTTACTTAGTGGACAGTGAGGGTGAACCCGTGAAGGCTGACGAAGAAGGGAAACCAGCTTTGGGCGTTGTGCTTAATTATATGTATACAAGGCGTGATGGTCAGAGGAAATACAAGGTGAATTTCCCTAAAATCGGGAAGTCTAGCTTTATGGAAAAGGAAATGGTATTGGTAAAGGCTGCTTGATGTCAGACCTGAAGACCAAGGAGGATTTGGATTATCTATTAGACACTACTGCCTTAAACAAGAGGATGGTAGATGGTAAAGACAATCCTTTCCGATGGCGAGTGGGAACATTCCATATTCCCAAGGGGATGAGCAAAGAGCAAAAAGAAAAAGCCTCAAAACTTGCTTGCGATAAATTCATTCAAGCAATGGCAAGGCAGGGCTGGGAATTGAAAAGTAAAATTCAGATATATGGCCCCTACCCTGCTTTTGACCTAGTGCTTCAAGTTCCCTTACTTGATATGGAGGAAATACGCATAAGGGGCATTTTCGCAACTGAACCAAAACCCGTTCGCATTGAAGTGCCTCCAGAATTAGTAAGGAGAGACCCAGAACACAAGATAAGTCTCAATGAGGCATTGAAGGCTACGGGTATAAAACCAGTACCGAGAAAACAAGGGTAGTGGCTGACCCGATAAAGGGTTGCTCTATAGGCCACTATAAATAAAAGGAGGAAAAATTTAATGCCACAACAATCAAGAATATCAAGAGATTTAATATTTGTTGGTGATGCCAAGCACGGTCAGAATGTGAATGGGCCGATGCACGAAAAGATGCACCACTTTCACGACCACTTTGACCAGATTTCAGTAGATGCTGCTAATTGGACTATGACTATCCCTGATAGCAATGACAGCATTGCCATCTCAGCTGGGGTAGGAGGACTTGTCCTGCTCACAGGGGGTGATGCAGACGATGACTCTGTTATGCTAGGTAGCCAGTTAATCTTTGAGGCAGC